AGTGCAGAGCATTAGTGTACTTACATAACCTGTCAGATTGTATTAGGGGAGTTCTAGGACTCCCCAATCTTATGAGGAAACAAATGAAAATATCAGAAAATGGATTAGAACTAATTAGACACTTCGAGGGCTGTGAACTTACAGCTTATAGATGTGCAGCAGGAGTATGGACTATCGGGTATGGTCATACTAAAACAGCAGAAAGAGACATGACCATCACGCAGGAAGAAGCGGGTGCATTGCTGTTGGAAGAAATGACAGAGTATGAAAACTATGTCAGTAAGCATGTCACAGTACCACTAGAACAGTACCAATTTGACGCATTAGTCAGTTGGACTTTCAACTTAGGTGGTGGAAATTTACAAGCATCAACCATGTTAAAAGTACTCAATCGAGAAGAATATGAAGAAGTACCAGCGCAAATGGCAAGATGGAATAAAGCAGGTGGCAAGGTCTTAGAAGGACTTATTCGCCGTAGAGAAGCAGAGGGTCTTCTGTTTGAAAATAAGAAATGGACATAAAAGAAATTTGGTTAAAAATACTGAGCTATTTCTCGACAAGATATAAGCTAACTGTTAGTTATAATGCCGTATATGGTGACGGTGATGATACAACTTATATAGTTCGTAAATTTTTGAAAAAACAACCTAAATACCTAAAGTTCCTCAACGAGGACAAGGAAGTAGTAGAGATTCGAGGCGCAGAAGGTCTTAACTACAAAATAGAAGAATTATGATAGAAAAACTCAAACTTAGACACATGAAGTTCATAAACGAAATGAAAGTAAAGTATGGACTTAGCTTATATCAAATGTATTGGATATGTTTTGGTAAAGGACTACTTATTGGAGGACTATTGTGTATCAGTTTCTCCTAGCAATCATACTATCACTAGGTATAAGTACCTATTGGTTATGGAATGAGAACACTACACTTACGCAGAACAACGCAAAGTTAGAAAGTGCAGTACAATTGCAAGAAGATGCAATCTCATCACTACAAAACGACTTTACCTTACAGACAGGTAAACTCAACGATTTACAAAAGAAAAGTCAAGAAACGCAAAAAGAAATGAATCGTTATCTTGATATATTTAAAAGGCACAGTTTAACTAAACTAGCCGCAGCAAAGCCTGGGTTAATAGAACCTAGAGTAAACAAAGCAACAAAAGAGGTATTTGATGGAATCGAACAAGATAGCCGTGACATTGATGCTGCTGATGATGGTATCGTCGTGCAGCCTGTTACCAACAAAGACATTAGAGGTTAGTGCAAAGCCTATTGAAAGGCAGATAGCACAACCAGTACTACCAAGAGAAATAGACTTAAAAGAGCCTTATTGGTATGTAGTTAGTGAAAAAAACATAGAAGAATTTTTAGCACGAGTAGAAAAAGACCAAGGACAAGTAGTATTCTTTGCTATGACAGTACCAGATTATGAATTAATGGCATACAACACTCAAGAGTTAAAACGATATATTCGTGAACTCAAAGAAGTAGTAATATACTATAGAGAAGTGACAACCAATGAAACAAATACCGATTAAAGAACACCAGATAATCCAGAGGTTAGATTTATTAGCACAAGATTTCTATAGACTACCTCATAGATGGACATATAAACCATTACCTAAGACAACAGCGGCTGATTTAAGAGAAAAAATGGCTGATGAATCAGATAATGGATATCCTAAACCTAGTAATTCTGTTGATTATGCTGGTAGAGCTATATCAAAAGATTTTAAACAAAGAAGTTCAGTTTTCATAGGTTCAGTACGACAACTAACTGATAATCAAGCATGGTACTGGGACAGTATGGTATTCCAACCCCCAGCAACAGGATGGACTGCATGGAGCAACGGAGGAGATAGACCTAGACACTTCTTTAGATTTATACATAATAGTGAGAATGGCTTTACAAACTTTATCAAAGATGGTAAACGTATAAAAGTAGCAGACCAACACAATCCTACTACTACTAAAGATTGGACTTGTGTAACTGGTATGTTAGATGGTGAGACTACATGGATTAGTGATAGAAATATGGGCGACAGTCCAAGAATAGTATTTGATATATCTATACCTAGTAGATACCATGACCACGCAAATGCTTTTGCTAAATTTATAAGTACTTCTCATGGTTAAATTTATAAAGATGCTTTTATGGAAAAGAGCAATGGAGAAACACTCCAAATGGTTCGATAAAAATGAACCAGCACAGGCACGATTCGGAGAATGCGAAGAGTGGCTAGAAGAATTAGAGGATAGAGTTGTAGCATTAGAACACGACTCACATCCTGCAAAAGACTTGTGTGAATTCGATTCATACGACCAATTTAAAAACGAAATCAAACAAATGATAAAAGATGAACTTAGTACTCAGTCAAGACAGTAACAATCCTAGCGACTTATGTGGACACATAGAAAACTTCCTGTCTGATAATGAGATACAAGACTTTTATTCCTACCAAACTAAACAATTCCAACCAGCAACTACACGATACAGAGGAGTAGATAAATCTTTGAGAGACTGTGATAGACTCGGAGGAGCTACTGTACCTGAATGGTTGAGACATAAACTACAGTGTGCAATTGATTTGTACAATAATAAAACATACAAGTTCGATTTATATCCTATCTTATCTGACCACCACGAGTTTAACATAGTAAGATACAAAAAGAAAGGACAATTTTTTACTGCACACAGGGATTGTAGACCTTACTTACAACATATACTGCAGAGAAGATCGATGCGTAAGATAAGTATTAGTGTACAATTGAGTAGTGATTACACAGGAGGAGACTTAGAGATTGCTGAGTCCTTCAATCAAAAAGATATACTAGGAGGTAAACATACTCCACCAAAAGAATTTAGACACAAATTTAAAACAATGAAGAAGAAAGGGAGTTTAACAATATTTACATCATTTCATATGCACGAAAGTACTCCACTAAAATCAGGGTTAAGAGATGTATTAGTATGCTTTATACGAGGAGAAAGTAAAGTATGGTAGTCCCACAAAGTGTAACAGACCTATGTAATGAAGTAGTAGAGTGGATGGACCCTCAGCGTGATGCTCAGTTTCCTTTTTGTGATACATATTTAATGTGGCATTACTTTCCACCTAAGTACAATATCGAAGTATATAACTGTACCTATCCTTACTGGAGAACTCATGGTAACACTGTTATGGAAGACATTAGTACCCAAGGTGCATTTAAAGAAACAATAGAAAAAATAGTTATAATTAGAGGTACAGACAAAGGAATAGCACTACCTAAACCTCAGAACAGTAGACAAGCATACTATATAATTAAAGGAGATACTGATATAATACTAGGTAAAAGATACCAAAAGATATGTCAAGCATTAGAAGTTAATGATTATAAGTTAAACACATGGGCTAGTAGAGGCTTAGAATGGTGTCCTAAGAAAGAAGGAGAGGTTGAGAGTGTAGGTAACTTATGGAATATGAATGTACATATAAAAGAGGGGGACATACTACTGTATGTTACATACTATGATGACTAACGAAATAACAGCTCATTTTAAGAGAGATAACCCATTTAATAGTGAAGAACCTATACGTCTGTTTGTTGGAACAAGTGAAAACTTTGACCCTACAATAGAGAAAGTATATTTATATAGTATATTAAAGAACACAAACCACCAAGTAGAAGTTACATGGCTAAGACCAAGTATGTTTCCTACATGGAAAAGAAAAGGCTGGGGTACACCCTTCACTTGCTTCAGATATGCTATACCAGAGATGTGTGGATTCAAAGGCAGAGCTTTGTACACAGATTGTGATATGATAAACTTTAGGGATATATTTCATCTGTGGAGAACAGACCTGAAAGGCAAACCTTTTGGCATGGTCTGGGATTCTTTACAAATGAATAATGCAAAACATAAAGACACCCCACAGGAAAGAGGATGGTGGTGTGATAGTATTATGTTAATAGATTGTGAAAAAGCGAAAGAACATGTACACTCTATAGAAGAACAAGCTCAATGGGATGGAACTTATAAGTGGTCATTCATGGAAAGTATTGGTTCTCCTTTTAGAGAAAAAAGTAAAAATATAGTACAAGAGATTGATGCTAGATGGAACAGCTTCGACGGGTGTGATACAGCTTACCCTTACAAGACTAATAATATAAGTGATATAACGAAAATACATTTTGAATTAGAAGAAATTTGGCAAGTACATCTTACAGCACTTAGCTATCAACCTTGGCATCCCAAGTACTCTCCTCATGCTAAAGCAACTCACAAGAGACAGGACATAATGGAAGTGTATTGGAAGTACCAAAGAGAAGTAAAACAATTGGAAAAACTTAATGAAGTTTGAGGAGCTAATAAGTCCCATCGGGGTTGATGAGTTTCATCTGAAATACAAGGGGAAGAAACATTTTTATATTAAGAGAGAGGACAATCCTTTCTCAAAACATTTTAGTTGGGAAGAACTCGACAATTATCTCAATCAAATAAATATTGGTTCATGGGATAGAACACCACAGCTTCAAGTAGTAACTGCTGGAGGCAACAAGTGGTGTAAGAAGAAAAGTAAAGAAAAATTATCACGCACAGAACTTTGGAATCTGTGGAATAATGGAAGTAGTTTTGTACTCACGCTAAGTGAGTTTCTAAACGAAACTATGTGGAAACAATGTCAAGAGTTTGAAAAGCACTACGGTGTTGGTCAAGCAAATCTATATTGTAGTAAATCTAGAGATGCACTTACATTTCCAATTCATGCAGATTCGACTGATAACTTTTTATTGCATGTATCAGGCACAGTACGCTGGTACATTTATGAGGAGTTTGAAGTAACAGGGGGTCGCAGAGAAACTGCTACTTTGGAAGAAGTAGTAGACTTAAACGATGGCGACCTACTATACATACCGAAAGGTAAGTACCATAGAGTTGATACTCTAAGCCCAAGAATATCAATTAGCTTTCATTTCCAAGAAAGAAAAGTAAGCAAACCTTATAATAGGAGGAATTGGTATAACTGGAAACCATAGGAGATTACTATGGCAGAAGGAACTGATAATTCAAGAAACGAAGTTGAAATTGATTTAGACAAGTATATGGCTCTCATTGAGAAGCTAGATGCCTCTGAAGATATGATAAAGGAGATGCAAGTCGAAGCTGCAGCAGCCAAGAAAAGACTCGCACCACCCAAACGAAAGTTCATGGATTTATTTTTGGACGACAACGATGTTAATGAAAAAGCTATAATTGGCTTCATCGCGTTCTTTATGCTTATTGTTTTCGCTGGGTGTGATTTAATAACAGCGTTCTGGGGACAGGACTTAGTAATTAGTGACACCATATTCACAAGTCTCGTAGTGATTACACTAGGAAGTTTTGGAATCAGTGAAGCAGGAAGAGCATTTGGAAAGTGATAACAGCAAGATTATTTATAGACTTTGAATTAGTAGAGAGAAAGTATGAACCTGAGATGGTTCATGCTACGGACATTTTCTGTCCTGTTTCCCATAGAAAGGAGCAGGACGGATATGACGTTTTGCGCAATGACATTCTTAAGAATGGAATGAAGCATCCAATCATACTCTTACCGAATACTTACGACAACTGGCAACTTACAATGCGTCACGTTAACCCTGAGTATATAGTGCCGTATCAAAAGACAAAGTACATATGTGCCTATGGAAACCAGCGCTGTGATATACTTATGAGTTCTGGGCATACATATATGTGGAGTCTAGTAACTGATAATGTGGAGTGGTCACATGCTGCGTTTATGGAGTTAAAAAATAGTACTTGACATATGCTTATAATTTTAGTATAATATACATATGAAAAATACAGAATACAACGAACACAAAACAGTTAATATGTGGAACTCAGAAACAAAAGAGTTTGAAACATACCATTACGGAGAGTGCAAACACTGTGGGACAACAGTACAGTCAGACAATGGCGAATGTCCTAAGTATAAGTGCTGGATTGCGTAATGAATTTATTTTATTTAGATGAAGACCTAGACAAATGCGCAGAGTATCATGTCGACAAGCACATAGTAAAGATGCCTCTCGAGGCAGCACAACTCTTATGTACTGCGATATGGATTGATGCCAAACTAGGTTTTGTACCCCGTGCGCTTGACAAGGACGAACGTGAGGTACTAAATAGTGAGAAAGCCAAGATTAAGCACCTACCGCTTGACCAGCGACCGCTCACGCCCTACTTACCAATGATGTATAATCATCCGTGTACGATATGGGTTAGGTCGAGCTTGGATAACTTTGAGTGGACTCATTGTTACGCTAACGCGTTAAATGATGAGTACCACTATCGTTATGGTAAACAACACAAATCCATAGTGGAAGTAGTAAACAAACTACCTGAGCCAAAGAATATGCCCAGACTAGGATTCACAGAATTTGGACTAGCAATGCCAGATGACTTGAAAGATTATGATAACCCTATACAGAGCTATCGTGACTACTATCATCTAGACAAAGCTACGTTCGCCGCATGGTCTCACAGAGACAAGCCTCATTGGTGGAGCGAAGACTACGCTGACTATGAGAAAAGGATAACAGCAACATGATAAAAGTGGAGCATAAAGGGTATACATTTACCTTTAACGATGGAACAACAGAAGAAGAACAGCAAGAAGCAATCAATAAACATCTAGCAAAGAGCAGATGGTTTAGACCGATTGTAATGAGAAAATCAAATGGACAAGATGTTCATTTAGGAAATGGAGTTAGAAAACATGGCAAAAGACACACCTCTTGATGTCCTACTAGGTATTAAGAAAGAACCCGTAAGTACTATGGAGCATAGAGATATGTTGCGTCAAAACCTAAATACACAAAGAGTAACAGCTGAAGAAGAAATAGCAGTTCTAAAAGGACAGTTATCTTCTAAAAGAGAATACTTGGCGAAGATTGAAGGTGGACTTGACGTACTTGATGAATTAAGTAAGTGATAGTAATAAAGGACGATTTTTACCCCAATGTGGATGAAGTTCGAGAACGAGCTTTGTCCATGTTTTTTAGACCAGGACGTAGAGAACGTAAGACTATGTTTCCAGGTCGTCGCACTATGTCCTCATTTAACAATGAGAACTTTGTGTATTGTAGAAATCAGTGGGAGAACATGCTCAATGCAAAGATGCAGTACTTTCCTAGAAACAACAGCAACGCCGCATTTACTTTATCAGACAAAGGAGATGCAGATTGGAACTGGGTACATCATGACTGTTCAGGATTTTTAGAGAACACTAGTGAAGATATGAAAGGTCAAGCCTACGCAGCAGTAGTATATCTAAGTCCTAATGCAGATGTTCAGAAAGGTACAGGGTTATTTCAATCCAACCAAACTGGTAAAGTTTACAAGAATGATGAACTTAGCAAAGGTAAAGGTATGTTCAAACAAATGTGGAAAGAGGATGGAGAATTCTTAATGCACACTTATGTTGGCAATCTATATAACAGATGCGTCTTATATCCAGCACATTATTGGCATGCTCCATTCTGTGCAGGTTTTGGACACGATAAAACAACAGGCAGACTTGTACAAGTAGGCTTTTTTACGGTGAATAAATGAGTGATTATAAAGTAGACAAGTATAAATTTAATGAAGATGTAGTTTTAAACAAACTGCGTAATCATATATTGGGAACATACGACCAACACTATAGTATGAATAAAATCCAGTCAACGGAGTTCATCTTCGACGCTGGTCATGGCGAAGGCTTTTGCTTAGGAAATATCATAAAGTATGCCCAACGCTATGGAAAGAAAGAAGGAAGAAACGAGCAGGACTTATTAAAGATTCTGCATTATGGAATAATTTTGATGGGGTCAAAAATAGATGAGAAAGAAGAAACACGAAAATCTTACACAAGCGAATATAACCAAGGTAATTGAGTTATTAAACCCTACTGATGGTAGCAAACCTATAACAAAGAAAGAAGCATGTGGTATACTAAACATTGCTTACAACACAACTAGATTAGGTAATATCATATCAGAGTTTCACGAGACTATGGAGTTTCGTGCTAGAAGAAAGGCTCAGAACAAAGGGAAAGCAGCAACTAAACAAGAAGTTAAACAAGCAGTAGCAGGATATTTAGATGGCGAAACAGTAGCAGACATTGCTAAGTCACTGTATCGATCCCCTGCTTTTGTAAAGGGAATCATAGAAAGAATAGGAGTCCCACAAAAAATAGCACACACAGACTACGAAGGCAGACGGAATGCACTACTACCAGATCAGTGCATCTCTGAAGATTTTGCCACAGGAGAAAAGGTTTGGGCAATAAGACAGAACTACCCAGCAGTAGTGAAAAAAGAACTTCAGCCTGAACAATCAGAGGAGCGAGGCTACAAACTATACCTAGTGTATACGATTGAAGCACAACAGGAAGACCTCAAAGATACGTACTTTCCTTATCTTGAGTTTGCAGGTAAATACCATGCAATACCAGCTTATGATATGGGCAGTCTAAGACATTTACGAGAGTATATGTAAAAAGGAAAAAAATGGACGCACTAACTATAGTAGCGGCATTTTGGATAGCTGGAGTAATATTAGGAATGTATAATCTATATGTACCAGCAATACAAATTATCGGAAGAATTGATAGTAAAAATATAGCATACAGATACGCTTGGGTAGGTGGAATTGTTTTCACTTTATTTTTGAGTATCTGTTTACCTTTACTGGTTCATGTTATATTGATTAATAAACACCAAGAAAGATTTCTTAGGACGTTTATACCAGCATATATGGGAGACAAAGATGCATAGAGGAAATAGATATTACGAAGCTCTTAGAGCTAAGTATATAGCAGAAGCTAAAGAGGCAGAAGCAGTGTTGCATACATACTTTACTAATTCAGTAGGTATTGGAGAGCACTCTGATCTGATAGAAGAATTTGATAAACAATTAGACAAACTAGCATCCGCACAGGAAAAGCTAGAAGCATTAGAGAGTTTATTACCTTGACCTCTTTAATATTAAAGTGCGATAACGAGACTATAGGAGTAGTAAGAAATCCTTACGAAAGAATAGTCTCTTTATACATACAAAGTCTAGACTATATAGGAATGGATGCTTGGGTAGATAAATCTACTCCCGAGTTACAAACTGTACTTTATAAAGACTGTGACCATATAGTCAGATTCGAAGCATGGAAAGAAGAATTAAATTTTTCAAATCTACATCCCAAAGATATATCAATTTTACAGGATGAAGAAGTGCAACCTATGTGGGAACGTTGGTATACTTTAAAAAGTAAACAACATATATACGAGCTGTATCAGGAAGACATTACAGTCTACGGTTATAGCTACTAAAATATAGTTCTTGACACAAGGTTAAAATTCCGATATAATATATTTATATTAAGGAAATAAGCAATGAGCGACAGGTATTACACACAGATGCTAGAGACCACAGGTTGGTGTCCTGGTTATCGCAATACTTTTAGCCTTGCCGAATACAAACAAAACTACACATTAAAAAGGAAAAGAACTATGGCGTGGACAGACGAAAGTAAAGAACAAGCAGTTGAAATGTATACTGCAGAAGAACCAACTCCAGACAACAGTATGGAGATTGTTAAGATGGTTGCTGAAGAATTAGGCGAGAGCCCAAATGGAGTCAGAATGATTTTAACAAAAGCAGGAGTATATGTTAAGAAAACTCCAGCAGTAAAAAGCAGTGGTGGAACTGGTGGTGGCAGAGTAAATGTCGCACAAGCACAAGATGACTTAGTAAAAGCTATCTCTGATGCAGGTAAAGAAGCCGACACAGCAATTGTCAGTAAGCTAACAGGTAAGGCTGCTGTATATTTTACAACACTAATTAACGAACTAAACGATTAATTACCCCTGAATCTTGGGGAGGGCAACCTCCCTGAGTATTTTTGTATCTACAAGAATCACCTCGTAAAACGATACCATTGATAGGACGCTAATAGATATTAACTACCTACAAGGAAACGAATGAAAAAGGAAGATTTTGTTAGAAAACTTGACGAAGCGGGAGACGCTATTGTCACATATCGTAGTCAGAATAGTCGTAGACTGAAATATAATGTCTGCACAGGTGACTTCGATAACAAATACATACAGTCGAAAAAGAATCGAGCCAAACCATCTCAAAGACAAGTTCTATTGTTTTGTTGGGACACCGACTCTTACAGACTATTACAACCTGATAACGTAACGTCTATTGTACCTCTAGCAGCGATACTGAAAAATGATAGAATTACATAACGAAACTCCAGTATACGAAAAGGAAGTACACTTTAACGAAGACAAAAATGAAAAAGTCTTTGTTATGGTAAACAACTTTCGTGGTACGGAGTATTTACATATCAGAAAGTACTATATGGACTTTGATGAAGAATGGAAACCAACAAGGGACGGCATAGCCTTGCCTATTGATTTGGATAACCTTCGAGAAATATTTACAGCCTTAGTAGAGATACTTT